GACCCCGAATGGATTCGCCTACAACTCAGAATCGCCGGTTTTGATTACAAGGAGACGCGGTATGGACTGGCATCAGTTGAGCAACTACCGGATCGAGACGCCCGAGGGCTACATCATTACGCGGTCGCGAGTTAACGAAAAATCGGTCGTGTACATCGCGCGCGCGCCTCGCGTCGCTCCGATCATTTACGCGGGGCGCAATCTGGATGAAGCGAAGGCCGCGTGTGAGCGGCACCTATCTGAGCAACCGAAAAAAGGGAGCGGGCCAACATGGTGAACAGCCGCAACAAGGGGGCCGCAGTCGAGCGCGAATTCGCCTTAATTGCGAAGGAAACTTGTGGGTGGAGTCTGGTGCGCAACCTGGAGCAAAGCCGCTCTGGTGGGCATGACCTGACCGGCTTGCCCGGCTGGGCCATCGAGGTGAAGGCCCGCGCCGACCGACCGGGGCCGGTGGAGCTGGAGCAGATGTGGAAGCAAGCCGTCGACCAAGCGATTCGCGCCAATGCGCGGCCCATCCTGGCGCTCAAGGTTAACCGGCGTGGCTGGACGTGCTACGTCGATGCTCACGATTTACGTCCCAAATGGTGGGCGCGCGGAGTGTCCTGGGTGGCGCTTGAAGTTCACGATTTTTTCCACATGGTCGAATCGCTGGAGGCGTCCGAATGAAACTTAATTCCGCGCGGCTCGCATGGCATGACTGCTACTACTCGCCCGGCGATTCACTGGCCGCGTTCGTCATCGAGCGCGCCCGGCTCGGTGGCGCGGTGCAATTGTCCGAATTCGACGGGCGAACGAGCCGCGCAGTGCATCAGGCGATTGCCGGCCGGATTCAACAAGCCATCAACACCTTGCCCCGTTACGTCGCCGCTTTCGGGCACTGGATGTATAACCCGTTGGCTGACGATGATTTGCGCGAAATGGCTCAGGCTGCCGTTTTCGTGCGGGCCTATGAGAAAATTCCGCGCATGACCAAGCAAAAGATGGTGCGCGCCCGTTACGTCGCAATGGGCGTCCTGTTCCGGTATCGCCGTATGCACCAAGGCGGCCAGAGCGCCAGCCTGGACCCGCTCAGCAAGCCGGAAATGTTCCGCGACTGGCTGTACGCTGAGTACGGCGTGCGGATTCGAAGCGAGGCGTGGTCGCGGGAATGGGCCGGTTTCGTCGAGCGCTGCTTCGATGCGTGCGACGATCTGGACCGCGAAGCTCTGGCGCCAGTGTCGGCGGTTATCGGGGTGATGAACTCCCCGATGGAGATCGACGCGACGGGTGGATATGGAACAGGCTGCACGTTCTTAATATGATCGGCCCCGGCCGGCCACGTCGGCACGGCGGGAAATGGAGCATCAGATGACCGGGATTACGGTATGGCAAGAACTCAATTCGACAGCCTTCGGTGAGCTGCTCGTGATCTACGACGACGGAATCGCGCTTGTTCAGGATGGGGAGCATTTGTGGATTGCAGACGCGGCACGCCTGAGGGCTGCTGTCGAATGGGCGCGGAACACTCCGGCCGACGCCCATTTTGCGCATGAGGCGTATGCCAGTTTTTGGGGGCAGTGCCCTGGTTGGATTGTCTCGGATATCGGTCCAGGTGACGAGTTGCCGCTCGACAAGGAGGCATGTATTCATGCACTGACCCACGCCGGTTGCGAGCGGTTGATTCCGCCCATCTGGCTCGAATCAGCGGAGGCAAAAATATAGTCAGAGGGCCACTTGTGTTCCTGCACGGCTCAGACTAGGATTCTCTCAGTCTGACGCAGGTGCCCGCCTCGTTCGTTAGACCCTAAAAGCCCGGCCAAAACCGGGCTTTTTTTCGTCCCGAATAAAGGTCAGCCACATGCAGGTTGAACACCGGAAAATTTCCGACCTCGTGCCTAACGCGAATAACGCGCGAACGCATAGCGACGCTCAAGTGGCCCAAATAGCGGCGAGCATTCGGGAATTCGGATGGACAAACCCGGTCCTGGTGGACGGATCGAACGGAATCCTGGCGGGGCATGGCCGCGTAATGGCCGCCCGCAAAATGGGCCAGGAGACAGTCCCGGTGATCGAGCTGGGGCACCTCACGGAAACCCAGCGTCGCGCTTACATCCTGGCCGACAACAAGCTGGCGCTTAACGCCGGATGGGATGACGAGCTGTTGCGCCTGGAGCTGGACGCGTTGCAGGAGCTGGGCGCCGACCTGGAATTGATCGGGTTCGACTTCGACGAGATTGAAGCGCTGTCGATTGATTGCGATCCGCTGGAAATGATGCCGGTGTTACGCGAAGGCGACCGAGAACCATTCCGGCAAATTTCGTTTGTGCTGCACGATGAGCAGGCCGAGCAAGTCGAGCGCGCTATCAGCGTCGCAAAAAAGATGGGGCCGTTTGGCGAGACGCAAAACGAGAACAGCAACGGCAACGCCATCGCGCGAATTTGCGAGTTATTTTTAACGTCGCAGGGGGCTGACTTTTGAGCGCGCCAACCGCAAAAGACATCATTATTCAGCCGATCAGCTCCGCCGCTGCAAACGAGGCGGTGCGCCGAATTCACTACAGCGGCAAGTCGGTGAATAACAGTCAGTTGCATCTGGGCGCGTTCCTGGGCGGCAAGCTGGAAGGGGTGATGTCCTTCGGGTGCCCGATGGATAAGCGAAAGTCGATTGCCCTGGTTCCCGGTACGCTGTGGAACGGAATGCTTGAATTAAACCGCATGGCCTTCAGTGAAAAACTGCCGCGCAATAGCGAGAGCCGCGCGCTGGCCGTGGCCTTCCGAATGATCCGCAAGCACTACCCGCACATTGAATGGATTCTCTCCTTCAGCGATGGGACGCAATGCGGCGATGGCGCAATTTATCGCGCCTCGGGCTTCGTGCTGACCGGTATCTCAAAAAACAAGTCGCTGTTGCAGATGCCAGACGGATCGATCATCGCGAACAAGACGCTCAATAATCCGAACCATATCGCCGCCAACGGGAAGTCTGGCGCCAGTGCTGCGAAAGCGGCCGGTGCGCGCCCGCTGCCGGGCTACCAGATGCGTTACGTGTATTTCCTGAATCCTGATGCAGCCTCTCGACTGTCGGTGCCGGTGGTGCCGTTCAGTCAGATCGAGGCGCTCGGGGCAGGGATGTACAAGGGGCAAAAAATTACGCGTGCAAAACAGCAGGAGCCAGAGTTCCCCTCTGGCCTGGGCGGTGCGACTCCGACCTGCACGCTCCATTCAAGCGGGTGAGGTGTGGCGATGGATTGGCCGGCGATTCGCCTGGAATACGTTCACGGTACGGCGACGTTGGCCGAGCTGGCAGAGCGTCACGGCATCTATCCGGCCACGCTGACCACGCGTGCGGATAAAGAAAACTGGGCCGATGAGCGCCGCCATCATCAGGAGCGCTCGCGCGCTGTGACCGGCCAGGAAGCCGACGTTGCGACGCTCCTGGCTCGATTCAATGAGGATGACCTGACGGTGGCCCGCGCGATTCGAGCGAAGGCTGCGCAGATGATTCAGGGCACTACGACCCCGGCTGAAATTGCCGCGTTAGCGAAGGTGATGGACATCGCGCACAAGATCGGCCGGGTTGCGTTGGGGGCTGACCCCGATAAGCGTTAATGCTTAATTGATCGTCCGTGACCGGATTTGCATTTCGAGAGCGTCCCAGTCTGGCGAGTAATTAGGCACTGTTGGCGGTGGGTCCATACGGGGCCAGTCCAGCGGATTTTGGTCGCCATTGGCCCACATTGTCAGAATGTCGTGCGCCATTACGGACGAGGGGAATTCCTTGTAACGCCAGCCGATGACCTGAAAAGGACAGTCGCCTTCGCCGCGCAAATAAACCCACACTTTTGTGACCTTCGGATCGCTGACGTTGATTCGAATCTCGTCGTGATACAGATGACAGTCGCCCATTTTTATTGCTCCACTTGTTGTTTTTCAGGTACGCGTGCGACGGGGCCGGCCCACTCAAGTTCGACCAGCCACGGATAGTCGCCAAGATCGCTTGACCAGATAGTGCTGGGGAAGCCGTCGCTGAAGAAATTGAAATTTATCTCGGCTCGGAATACCCGCTGACCGTCGATCACGTCAGAGTTCACGCCATTGTTCGCTCGGACCATTATTGGCCGGTTGAAGTAACCACCACGCGCCCAAAAATACTCTTCGGACTGGCCGTTAAGATCGGCCGGAATCGGTCGGGTTTTGCTCCAGGTAAGCCCGCTCATTTCAGAGAGTGCTTCCTCGCGGCCATCTTTGAGGCCTTGGCGATATCCGACCCAATCGGGGTTAAATTCGCGCTTCTTGGTCATTCGTCACCGCTCCATTTGAAAATGACGGGTCCAGGTGGAAAAAAAAGATGGCGGATATTCGCGACGTTCACCACATCAGCGTCAGCCGGAAACAGCTCCAGGGCATCAAGTTCGCCCCGGCCACATTCGCGCTTGAGCCGCATCAGTTCGTCCCACGTTATCGCCGCGACCCAATTGTCGCCCGTGTGCATGGTGCGATTGACGGACATGCGGATGTGCCCGTTTTTCTCGGCATAGATTTGCACAAGAAAGCCGCGTGAGCGCCAGACCTCTAGAATATCTGGCCGCTTACTCGGCCAGTGTTCGCGCGGGATGGGTTTCAGGTACAGCGGCCACTTTGCGTTTTCCTTTGCCATCGCTCGGCGGTCGGCAAGCGTGGTTTTCATTTGGGTGCCCTCCCAATTAGTTCGATAAGCCGGTCAATTTTTTCGTAGTGCGCGCGATCCGCAGCGTCTGCCGCAAGGCGAAGACAAGCGGCAAGGCCGTCGACCCGGTAGTGGTGAAATTCTGCGATCAACTCGTCATTGATTTGCAGTCGGTAGTGCGCCCGGCCTTCGTCATCGATGGCCCCTGTGTTGATTATTGCGATCATGGTTTGACCTCCTTGGTCCTTTTCCGGCGTTGCTCGATTAGCTCACGGCTTGCCGTCGATAGGCCGCCCACGACATCAGCGGGCAAAATTGCCTCGTGACAGTGGGGGCATAAAGGCACCGACCGTTTACTTCGCCAAACTTGGTCAAATGCCTTCGAGGCGCGGGAAATGATGGCGAAGGCCTCGGCCTCTGCTAGTTCCCGTTTACGGCGGTCGATCTGGTTAGTTGCCCTGGCCCATACCTCGACAACGCCCATGAACGCATCGAACGGCTCGACTTCGGTTTCGCAGTCCTCGCACCACACACGACGCTCGTTTTGGTCATACGCCATGCGCTTGTGGTTGCACGATGTCCTCGGGCGTCTGGTAAGGCCACGGGCGACGCGCAGGTCGTCGATCTGCACGATGTTGATGCCAT